ACACGAGCAGGAGCATCAATCATCTCAAGCTCATGCACACGGGTCACTGCAAGCTCACCACTGTTCTTGTCAATGGCAAGGAACGCTGCCTCATTGCGGTTGTTCTTGGTTGCGTATGCACTAATCTGTGCAATGTACCCAAACGGGTCATCGTCTGACAGCCTGTTGTCCTTGAACTTCTTGAAGCCAAAGGCAGACGCAGACTTGATGTCTGTTAGCACACCATCAATCACGCAGTCCTGATGTCCGACCACGCCCTCTACCTCTACAGTATCCTGCGCCTCTTCGACTGTATGCCCAGACACTTTGGTCAGGCAAATCAGGAGAGCCTCAAGAACATGACCCATCAGGAACTTAATACGGGTCTGTCCACTGAGAGGCTCTCCTTCTTCTCCCTGTACTCCGTACCAGATTTGACGGTCTGGCTTTCCGATTTGAGAGAGTCGTAGGTTAGATGCACCTGTACGCTCTCCCTCACGAAGCACAGTTTCAGCAGCCTCTCGCACCAAGCTGCCGACTTCATCCAGTGCTTCTTGCACTGATGGCTGTGAGACATCGACACCCTGTTCAAGTGTCGTGTATATATCCTGTACGAGTGTGTCGAGTGTCTTAGTCATGGTTATCCTTTCAAGTCTGCGAGAATGTTTTGCGGGGCTGACTCAACATATGGGTCATCCTCTACGTTATGCCCCCATCCGTCTTCAACCCAGCTGCGTACAATGTCCATACCTTTTGTATGCACAGCGTAACGCCATGAACGTGCGCCGAATCCTAGATTGTCTTTGAACACCAGCATATTCATGCCGTTGGTGAACTTGGCTGACCCATCAGGGATTACCTTGACGTTCTCAAGGTTCTGGTCTTTTGCCCACTTGTTCATTACAAATGAATCGTTCACAGACAGGCAGTAGATTTCGTCAATGCCCTGCTCCTTGAACTCGCCATACATCTTCTCGAAATATGGCAGCTGATACGTTGAACACGTAGGTGTGAATGCACCTGGGAGAGCAAACAGAATACATTCCTTGCCCTCGAACAGGTCTTCGGTTGTTACTTCTTGCCAGCGATACGGGTTATCCCCGCCTATGCTTTCGTCACGCACTCGTGTCTGAAACACTACGCTTGGCAATCGCTTGGGTAAATACATTTGCTTCTCCTATGTTGGTGAACACGGCAGGACTTGAACCTGCAACCTGCAGATTAGAAGTCTGCTGCTCTATCCAGTTGAGCTACGTGTCCTACTTCTTACGGCGTGTATGCTTGCGAATGCGCTCTACTTTGTGTGCAATATACTCTTCCTCGTCTGCGAAGAAGTTGTGCAAGCCTTTAAGTAGCCGCAATTGAAAGGCTTTTAGATATTTGCCACGGGGCATAACCCACCCGACAAAGAAGCCTGCGATTAGAAAATAAAATAATACCAATTGTACTGGTAGGTCTGTCATGTCAATCTCCTATGTAAGTGATAGCGTTCCCACCCTCGCAGCTATCTCCAGCGACCAAATCCAAATGTCGCCCCCGTGCATATCAACTACCTAGAACGGAACTTCGTCATTCAGTTCTTCATTAGCTGACGGTGCTTCTGTCGCAGTAAAGCCATCTTCGACATCGAAGTCTTCCCCTGCTTTGTACTCAACCAAGTCAACGACTTGAACTTTCTTGAGCAATGGCGAGACACCTGACTTGCCATTCATTTCCCACGCAAACGGTGTGTACATTACATTCACAACGCTTCCGTTACCGATAAGGCCAGTGAACGGTTGCTTCTGTGCATCCACAACTGAAGGCGCTTCATTCTGCGTACCATCACGGCGTGCTACACGCTGACGGATGTGAACGAAGTCACCACGCTCGTCATCTTTGTTCTTAATCGGAACACCATCCGCTTCGAATGCTGCACGATTGTTGTCATCAACAAGAATGTCGATTGCCCACTCAGGTTCGTAAGTGGTGTTTGGTTGTTGTACTGATGCCCAATAGGCTTTACCTTTTACTACGGTCATTTCGTTTTACCTTTCGTTTTGGTTGTCATGTCGTGGCGGTATTGCCAACGACCACTATATAGTGCCACATCTCGAATCAAATGTCAACACTTTTTTTCTAGTGGGTTTCTGCCCACGTATTCCCGACCTTGTATTCACTGTCGAGAGGACAACGAACCTTGAGCGATTGCTCTGTCAGTTTCATTGCCAGCTTTGTAACCTCGCCAAGTTCTTCAGCGTGGTCTTTGCGAACCTCGAACTGGTACTCATCGTGAATACTCGCAACGAGTTTGAAGTCAAGGTTGCGCTTGGTTGCCTGTATGATAATGTGCTTGAGCCATTCCTTACAGACGATTGCACCTGCCCCCTGGAGTAGGGAGTTGAGTGCTGCATGTGCAGAACGTATCTGCAACACACGCCCATCAATACCTAGCACATAGCCACGTGATGCAAGCTTGTCTACCTTGCTGCGTAGCGCCTTGAGTGCAGGCATGTTGGATAAAAACTTATCAATTAATTTCTTACCATCTTTAGCTGTACCATCTACAATCTTACCAATCTTAGCCGCACCTGCACCATACAGGAAGGCATAGATGAATGTCTTGGCGTTGTCTCGTGTTGGTAATCCTGCTGCGTTCTGGTTTGCGGTATGCACATCACCGTCAACAACCTCACGTGTGAAGTCCCTGTCGTTCATGTAATGTGCCAGCATACGAAGCTCTAGTCCTGACGCATCACAACCCAGAAGTACACTATTACCAATGCTATCAGCGTGGGTTCTAGTAGTCCAGACATCTCTACATTCCTTTCCATATGGTGAGTAGACAGCAGGTATCTGCGCCATGTTGGGCGAAGTGTGTGTCATACGACCAGTGATTGTACCCAGCGTCCACACTTTACCATGCACACGCCCATCATCACCGACTGCTTCTATCCAAGATTTAATTTGTGAGACACGTTTCTCCAAGAGAAGAAAGCGTGCGACCATCTGTGCCTCTGGTATGTCAACCTTCGACAGCACATCCTCTGATACAATGGCCTGACCTTTTTCTGTGTAGGCATGAGGCTTCCAGCCCAACTCCGACAGACGCTCTGCAATCTGCTTGCGTGATGCGGGGTTGAACACAGTCACCTTGTCCTTCAATCGCTTGCCAGTCTTTTCGGATATACGAATCTCAACAATCGGTGGGAACTTATGCTGTAGCTGTTCCTTGATTTGTGATGCTTCGTCCGACAGCCTAGCCATCAGCTGCATAGCAGCAGGCACATTGAGTGCAAAGCCGTTACGCTCTTGCTGGTCTATGATTGCACGCACCTGATGCTCAAGGCGTATGCTGCGTGGCGAGAACCGCTTCATCTCTGGTACGAGGATGTTATACACACGCTCCGTAATCTCTACGTCACGTATGCAATACTTCAACATCTCGTCTGAATACTCTGACCAATCGTCAAACTCTATCTTGTTATACCCCAGAGACTTACCCCATGCTTCAAGCGAGTGACCGCCTTCACGCACAGGGTTAGCCATCTGCGACAGGATAAGCGTATCACGTATCTTGTCTAGAGGTATGTTGATATTTAGTAGACGTTTCAGAACGGGAGCATCAAAAGACACGCCATTATGAAACACCAGAATGTCAGCCGACTCCAAGAGTTGCTTGCAATTCTCAATAGTCTTGGGTGTAAATGTATAGGTTCTCTTTTCATCTAAGTCTCGTGCTACTACGCAGTAGATTTCTTTGGCATCAAGGCCATCTGTTTCAATGTCTACTGCTAATCTCTTCATAGTTCAATCAACTCTGCTTTCTCGTATGGTATGTGGAAGAAGTGTTCGCCCTTCACAATGTTGCGTCCTTGTGCCTCACGCACCTCTGACTCTGCAACTACGTTGTCCTTGATGCGCCATGCTGCCTTGCGGTCAGAGCGTAGGATGTAGAAGTTGAAGAAGCCATCGGCATCGGCCACTTTGTTAATCAGCTTGTGCTTACGATACGGAATGCGTATCTCTTTCCAGCTGGGATTCCAGTCACCCTTCCACCCATACTTGATTTCCACTTCGCTGAAGTATGTATTATCGCCTTTCTTTGACTTAATGTCAACAGAAAAATCTTCTTTGCTGTCAAGAATCTCGTGACCATTACGCTGTAGGTAATCCATCACGATGTCCTTCGCTGGTGCGTCAGATGTTTCGTAACGCTGGCGACTGAACGGGATGTTCACTGCGCCTTGTATTGGTTTGAGTTTCATAGGTAGTCTCCTGCTTCTACTGTGTCAAAGTCTTCGGCGTTAGGGTCATCAATCTCCTGCATACGACCAGTCTCACGGTCATACAACAGGTAGGTAGCGATGCCTGTCTCACCTGCATAGCGGTTTTTGAGAACACGAATGGTCGTGGTGTTCGCAACCACAGGGTCGGATGCCTGCTGGTCACGCTCCATTGCAATCACTGCGTCACTGATTTGTGCGATGCTGTGTGAGCCACGTAGCATGGACAGACTAATCTGCACACCCTGCTCCTGTCCCTTGTCACCTGATGCACGGCGCAAGTGTGACACCAGAAGCATACAGCACTGTGTCTCCTCGACCAGTGAGCGTAGCTGCGTCATCATCTTGTCAATGTTGCGGCGCTCGTCCTCACCTTCCAAGCCCGATACAAGTATCGAGAGGTGGTCAATGATGATGTAGCGACAGTCAAGTGCCTTGACCATGTAGCGTACACGTGCCAGGATTTCGTCTGTCTGTATCGAACCGAAGTGGTCGAAGGCAAACACACGGCCTGTGCCTACAGTGGCTTGCTCGTATTGTGTTAGCTGTTCCTGCGGAACTTGCTCACGAATCTCCTTGATGTAGAGTCGCTTGCTTGCCTCGACAGACATCAGGTGGAAGATGGTCTGCTTGACGTTCTCTTCAAGGCTGATGATGCCAATGTTGCTGTCGGTGTTGTTGAGTAGGTGATGCTCAAGCTCACGCATGATGCTGGACTTACCTGCACCAGTGCCTGCTGTGAAGGTGATAAGCTCACCAGTACGCATACCATAGAGCAACTCGTTCATGCCCTTGTATGGGTAGTCAACGGACTGCCTGTCCTCGTCATCATACAAGCCCTCGAAGTCCTTGAGGTTCACGATACCTGCAGGTGTGTAAGGCGCTGCGTCCCACCACCGCTTGATAAACTCTTCGGTCTTGCCGTGCTTGAGATACTCGTTGGCATCCTTTGCCTTCAGCTTGACGATGCGGCACTTGTTAGGCTCGAAGATGGACGCAACCTTTGCGGCTGCGGCATTGCCATGCTCGTCATTGTCGAAGCACACAACGATGTTGTCGAACTTGTTGAGCCACTCGAACTGCGCCTTCACATCCTTGACTGCAGACTGTGCGCCGTTACGGACGGACACGACAGGCCACTTGCTGCCCATCATCTGATAAGCAGACACAGCATCCAACTCACCTTCGGTGATTGTGATATACTTGCCACCATCACGAAACAAATGCTGACCAAACAACCCTGCCTGTGGCAGTCGGCCTTCGGCATGGAAGTCTTTGGTGGATACATGTCGAACCTTGTTCGCAACATGCTGACCATTCACATCGTGATATGGGTATATCTGTTTGTCACCTGTGACAGTAATGCCATAAGCTTTGGCAGTATCAATAGTGATACCACGGTCTTCAATGGCAGCGAACTGCCCTCGACTCAATGGTGTATTCATTGTATGAACCTTTCGTTCTGTGACGCTGACAAGATTGTCAGAGCCTTCTGCTGCCGTGTATGTCTCACACACAAAGCAATAGCGTGACCCGTTGTCGTATAGCACATTGCCATCGGACGAACCACACTTGCCGCACTCACCACGGCTGACTACATTTGCTCTTTCAGTGTTCATCTATTTGTCTTCCTCTACGTAGTAGATACCAAACTCTTTGCCCTTGTTATACAAGTATAACTTGTCGTTCACCAGTTCTGTAGTGAAGCCCATGCCTGTGGCAAGTAATTCACGGTGGCGAAAGAACTCTTCTTTGTCTTTCACATTTTCCATGAAGGCTGCACCGCAGCCCTGTGTTTTATACATCATCCGATACATTCTGAACCTCTCTCATTGCTTCGGCCATTGTAAGTTTGCGGCTACTGTTGTTCTGAAACCTGATAGCCTTGCGCCGCAGTGCTTTCAGTTCTTGCTTGGGTGTTCTCTTTGGTTGTTTCATTGGTCGTCCTTCCGTGTCAATTCCATTGGGTGAAATCTACTCCATGCTCTCGCAAATGTCAAGCGCTTTTTTTCATGCCACTCTGGTGTCTGCCGTTTCTCTTGCTTGCGGCGGCGAACCAAGTCACGGTGACGCTTCAGTTGTTTCTCATTCATTGTCTACTCCACTATGCTTTTAATCCAGCCAGTCACAATATACTTCGTACCTGACAGCGGTGGGTTTCCTCTGTGTTGATGCGTAAACCCTGCAGGCCACATAAGCATTGTGCCACGGCGGGGTAGGATGCGTTTACTCTGGTGCAAGAACTCTGTCTCACCGCCATGCTCAACGTCATTCAGATACATCATGTATGCCATTCTACGAGTCGCTTCATTCGCTTGGTTGCTCTGCTCGTAATGCCACATGTGGTAGCCGCCTGTCGGTTCGGTCTTCTGTATCTTGTAGGCATCATTATATAGTCGCTCCTTGACAGAATACTTCGCACAATATTCAGGCAAGCATCTGCCCATGAGCCTTTCATTTATCATACCTGCTATCCAGTTGAAGCTGGCATAGACTTCATGCCCACGACCAAGACTTTGTATCTGCGGAACACCTACAGCCAAGTCCTTTTTCATAAGCGGGTCAGCGTTCTCAAATTGTTTTCGGTCATAGCAGATGCCCAACTCCTCACAGGACTTGAAGTATTCAATGATTTGATTGCACTCATCCTCTGAAAACAGGTTGTCCCATTGTTCAATAAAGTCCATCATGCGTGTTCTCCTTTGTGTAAGTAGGCCAGGGTA